CACCACCTCGCCTACATGCCTAAAGACGGCTTATACCGCGTCTCTGCCAACGGCCATGTAAAACTCATGGAGCTCAAAAACTTGCGTATCGTTTCTGTCGCCACAGACGACGTCTGTGCCTTCGAGTTGCCATCCGAATTCCCACCTTTCTCCGATTCTTACTCACACTTCCTTTATGACGATGAGGTCAAAGATGTGTTCGGCCAGGTTAGCCTCTGGCTGCCTACCCCCCACGGCATACGCGAAATTACAACGTCGACGGCTCCCACTGCAAGACTCTGCACTTGGCGATCCATTCAAGACAAGGACACAGAGTTATGTAGCGCCATGTGCTACGTCGTCGACATACCTACTGCCGAAGGCGACTGCGGCGCCATGTACACCGTTAAGTGCGACTCCATACCAGGAAGATTTATCATTGGTATGCACGTTGCTGGCAATGGTGAAAACGCGTTTGCAAACATCATCACTCAAGGGTTGTTGGACCAACTAATCTGGGCTCTTTACCCTGAATTGGAAGGCAACCTCCCCGTCGCGCAAGCTCCGCGAACTCCCATTACACGCGCGGAAGACGTGCCTCTTGGCAAGACCTACATCCATTCTCACAAAGGAGTCGCTACCACCTACGGCCACTGCGGTGTTCAATTCGCAGCTGGATACGGGCCTGAGAGCGATTCACGAGAGTCGATGGTCCAAGCACAACAAACTCTACACGAGGCCTCTACCCTTGCTGGAGTACCAACCAGTGCTACAGTTTTCTCCGTCTTGGCTAAGCCCTTGCACATGCCTCGCAAGTCCAAACTAGTTCCCCATGTCCTACACGGCACATTCCCGCCTTACACGACACCCCCAATTCTTGGCCCTACTCCTGAAAATGGATACGTTGACCCGTTAGACGTTTACCACGCCAAGCTCGTACCTCCGAAACTCGACGAATCTGTTGACCACCACCTTCTCTCTCTTTGTTCCAAAGCCGTCCTTAAGGATGTTCGACAAGGTAGATCGGTCGGTTTGTGGGACATCACTCGTGGTGTTGAAGGCCATGACCACATGAAACGTCTGGATCATACCTCATCTGCTGGCATACCTTGGAACACCTGGGCAACTCTCGAAGGTAAACCAACCAACAAAGGAACTTGGATTGGATCAATTGATCACCCTGTTAACTACCATGATTCCATCCTAAGCACCTTCGTTGCCAAGGAGATTGACATGCTAACTCAAGGCATAACTCCTGATTGGGTTGTCACTGAGGCACTTAAAGATGAGTCTGTCACCTTTGAAGCTGCCGCTGCCAACAAGACCCGTGTTTACTTCGTCTCCCCCCTCGATCAAGCCATCGTTTTGAGGATGCTGTTCGGAGACATTGTCGTGGCCACGTCCCGAGCCCGAGCCAAATACCCCGGACAAGCTTCTATATCCGTCGGTTTCTCTAACAAGGAGTTCCTCCACCATGTCATAGCCAAACTGTCGAAGACATCCGCCGTCTTTGCGCATGACCAATCTGGCTTTGACAGA